AACAATTTTTCTTTTTATCCCTTCCTTTGCGGTTACGGTCATAAAACGTTTTCCTCTGATACTGAAAACAAATTTATCACCTACAAATTGTACATCTGATGCCTCTAAGCTTTTTGGTTGACGATTTCTCAACTCTTTTGCGATCACTTGTGATCCTTTTCCATGTTTGTATGTATTACCTATACTTCCAAAGTTGTTTGCTTTGGCCATTCTTTGTATACTGTTTTACATTCGTATATAAAAAAAAATACAGTCGTGCAATTTTTTTATTCAAACCATTCGGCATCATTATTACTACAAAGTAATGTTTGACATTTGAAATTATTTTTACTATACAAATTGAATCGTTTCCATCTTAATTTACCAAAAATTGAATGGTTATCTACTATATCAAGTACAAGTGGTGTCTTTTTATTTTCACAAGGCCTTTGTACTCTTCCAATTGCTTGTATACAATTTCCTTTTGGTGTAGCCATGACTAAACAATCTAATTGCTTTTTATCTAAACCTTCGTTTGCCATACTATATGTACACATTATTATTCTTCTTTCCAATATTTCCGGCCTATCATTTTTAGGTGTTTTTCCTATAAGGAAGCCAATATGTGATTCTTCTGTACCAAGTGTGATTAGAAATTTACAGAGTGTTTTTAGCTGTGTAATTCTGTCTGATAACACAATAATTGTTCTTCCTGTCTTGTAATATTCAAACATTCTTTGTGCTATAAAAAGTGTTCTGGTTTCATCTTCTGCCAATCGTGACAACATCAAACTCATTGCTGGTTGTCCATCTCTGTAAAATATCTCTTTTTGATTTCCTTTATCATAAATCATGCATGTTACTTTTGTTTGTTCTGTAGATGTTTCATGACGAAAACCTTCAGGACCGAGCGACCAATGCAATAATGGAGTAAGACCATCAGCACGTTCTTTTGTTGCTGTAAGTCCAAGAATATTCACACTATTCAACATTAATGTTGCTGTGTTCATCACTCTTGCCGCCATATGATGACACTCGTCGAAAATAGCAAACCCAAATGAATCGAATATATTTTTATCAAATCCTTTTTTTGCAACCGTTAGTACCATTGCAATAACAATATCTGCGTCGATATCAAATACTTCTGCCTGTATCCTTCCAATTTTAGCATTTGGTATGAATGTTTTTATTCTTTCAATCCATTGATCTGCAAGAATAGTTTTATGAACAAATACAATTGTTTTACGTTTCAAAACACATATCATATTTAGTGCTTTGACAGTTTTTCCGAATCCACAAGGTAGGACAGAAATACATCCTTTTTGCCTATTATCTGAATAGCATCTTTTCATCACTGTTTGAATGGCCTTATCTTGTATTTTGGTGAGTGTTCCGCAAAAATCAACATCAATAGGATCACCATTCACTCTTTCATCAACTTCAGCATCACCAAAACGTTCTAAACCATAAAAACGTGGAACATACAACCTATCATTCTCTATATAATATGCTTTGAATGGAGGAGGTGGTGCACCAAAACCAACTTTTGCCTGTAGTGTTAATTTCTTTTTTTCATCATTCAATTCTTCTTCTGTTAATGATGAAAGAGGAAGATTGAATGTATTTCCTACAACAGATCCACTTCTTTTTTTGGTTTGAATTACAAAGTCGTTTAGAGACATCATTTTTTCTTTAACACATGTATATATAATATATCATCAAACAATCTGATTACTCGAAATTAAAACGATTAATTTAACGAAAATAGTTTATGCTTCCAAATTTTTATTGTCTTTTTGATGAATATTTATTTCAATGTTACTTTCTTGTTTTACTGTTTGTATATTTGCCATTGTAAACATTCTTTCTGATGCTTTTTTTGTATCCGTGGTTGTATCATTTTCATAACATACCTTTTTTATTCCTGATTGAATCATTACCTTTGCACATTCGTTACAAGGAAAAAGGGTAACATATGCAGTGCTTCCATCTAATGATGTAGAAGCATTAACAATCGCGTTGATTTCTGCATGAACAACGTATGGATATTTTGTATTAAGCCAATCTCCTGTTTTATTCCAGGGTAATGAATTATCACAACAACCTCTTGGAAACCCATTATATCCTATTGATAAGATTTTGTTTGTTTTTGGTTCTACTAAACAACAACCAACCTGTCTATTCGGATCCTTGGACCGTAAAGATGATATTTTTGCGATTGACATGAAATAGTCGTCCCATGACAAATAGTCTTCTCGTGCTCCTGATTTCATTTCTGATCCTGTTTCTGATCCTGTAAAAAATTCATCAAATATTTTGAACTTGTTTAATATTTTATAGAACTTGTTTAATATTTTAATATCATTTTACAAAAATTGCAGAAAAAACGATAAACGTTTTATCAAGTACCAAGTACCGTCACGGTATCCTTGTAGGAGGGGGGGATGGGAAAGTATTTATTTGTTTTGACCAGTACCATTACAACAAATGCCTCCGTGGCGCAATGGATAGCGCACCAGACTTCTAATCTGGGGGTTGTGGGTTCGAGTCCCACCGGAGGCTCCATCCAGTAAACATTTTTGTTTTATTGAATGTAAGAATCAGATTTATATGTTAAATATGTAAAAAGTGAGTGATGCAAGAAATGATTCCTATTTCGACACTTCCATTGGTTCCTTCATTTTCCAAGATTACAAAAGATGAAGAAAAGGATAAGTATTGGTTTATGTTACTAAAGGATTGGCAATTGCCAAAACATATAAAACACTTTCCGGGTTCACATCCGATAAGTATAGAACGAAAAGATTTGAAATATTTGAAAGAAAACGAATATGATTTTTTAGTATCATTAAAATCAGATGGTGTCCGTTATATTTTATATATGACATACCGACCAGAAACGGACTCACCGGTTTGTCTTCTCATCGATCGAGCTAGAAATATGTATGAAATAGAGATATGGGCATCTGAGGATTTTTACAAGGGAACTATTATAGATGGAGAACTATTATGGAATCTTCCGAATGAATCAACGACAACGTTTTTGGCATTTGATATTCTTCAACTAAAGGGTGAAACTATGAAAAAGAAAACATATTCGGAACGGTTGATAGTTTTAGACAATACAATACTTGGCAATGTTTTTTCAAAAACGGTTGAGGATATTGAGAATGAAATAGAAGAAAATGATAAGATAATAGCAATGAACAATCTATACAATCTAACAATAAAAGCAAAGCATTTTACACCAACAACAATGTTGCAAAGATTGTGGAATGATAGACTAACTTCGCAATATAGACACGACGGCTTAATCTTTACAAAAAACTTGGATGAATATAAGCTCGGAAGTGCAGAAAATAGTATTTATAAATGGAAACCATGTTACAGTATTGATGTGGTTATTAAAGAGAATAAAGTATACTGCAATTCATTTAAAACTGGTACTTTTGAATGTATAGAAACTATATTAAAACATAAAATTGAACTAATAAAAAGTAAATTAAATTATTCAGAGAATGATATAGTAGAATGTGATGTTCAGAAAAATGGAAATATTTTACAATTGTTTCCAATGAGAGTACGTCTAGATAAGGATTTCCCAAATACCATGAAAACGATTATTTCCTCTTGTGAGGGAGTTGTAAACAAGGTAACAATCGAAGAACTTTTTGATTTGTTCAAATAAATTGTTCTTTTATGAATAAAAGTTTTATTTATAATATACCATTGGATGTTTGGTCTTGTGTTTCTCAACATTTGAACAATGTTGAAAAATTGGAGTTTTTTTGGTTTTTATGGAATGAAAAAATAGTGAGATTTAATAGTGTAATAGAAGCATTTGAACAACTTTCAATTAATATAAGATAAGTTTAATATAATAAAAAAAAATATTATAGTAATAAAAGAATTAAAATGGAATGGACACGTCAACAGAATCAAAGACTATGTACCATGATTGTCATTGCGAATGGTGCACGACGCCGACACTATTAAAAGAAAACTATGCAATTAAGCTTCCTTGTTACATACGTTTTGGTCAGGGTAAAGACACGGAACAATCTGTTATTGCATGCCTTTACCACATTTCGGGGGAACATACAAAGGTAATATTTCCAGACGGTTCCAATTTTGGAAATTTGACAAGTGCTGGAAAGTATGCACATTCCAAATTATTGCAAAAAACATCTTCAGAAGGTAACAATGGTTGGAAACGATGGCGGATAAATATGAAATTTTTAGATGGTACTGAAAAACCAGTTGTTTTAAAAACGTTGAGAGATGCAAATATTTCAATAGAAAATGGAGATAGCGATTTTCTAAATATATCTTTCAAATCAAAATTTTGTCGGTGTGCAAATGAAAAGGTGGCGACAAAAACAATAATGAATATGCTGGTAAAACAACCAGTTTCTATAAAAAGAAAACAGTTGAATAATGTTGTTGGTCAATTAACAAAAAAGAAAAAATCGGACGATATTCCTAAAAAAATAGAAGACATGGATGTTGAAGAATTTGAAGAAGATGAAGACACAGATCTGGACAATTTTGTAGTTGATGTGAGTAAAATGCCAGGAGATAGATACTATAATGATATAGTATATGGTCGAAAGCACATTTATTTTTCACATATTGATGAAGATGTCGAAGATGACAATTATTTTTTATGTACAATAAGAGATGAATTCGTAAATTTGAGAATTCCTAAATCAGTATTACTTGCACTGTATCAGTATCGTAAGTGTGATATTTTAAAAAGGTTTAGGTGATAGTTTATTTTAAAAATAAAATAAAAGACATGAAAGTTTTCCAATATGAAGATATTACAATAAAATTGGGTCAAACTGCAAAAGAGAATACATTTCTTGTAAAAAATTCTAATCCTAATTATGTTTGGATTCATTTAGAATCATTTCCATCTGGACATGTTGTCATTGAATGTGAAAATCCATCAAAAGAAGCAATAAATTATTCAATGAATGTTTGTTTAGGAGGTACGAAACAAAAGAATATGAAAGATGTGAAATTATCTGTTACAAAAATATCGAATTTGAAGACTACCGACATTTTAGGAGAAGTGGAATTCAAGTCTAAAAAAAAAGTTGAATCATTAAAGATTATTTAATTA